CAATGTTTGCGGCTTGGACTCTCTGATTGAGAGTCATCTTCTCATAGCTCATAGTGCTTCTCCTGTTTTGTTTAAAGAAATTATAGCATAGGTTGTCAAAGACTTGACAACCTATCGGAAACCCTGATGTTACTCAGGTGTGGATATTACTACGTGGGTATTCAGAATTTCTAGGGAATTGTTTCACCTCCTCTGGTTTCTTAAGTGAGTTACTGCCAACGTATTTCTGTATCCTGTCAAGGATGGCACGCCTGAACTCGACCATCTCAATAGGCTTCTTCAAGTCATCGATTGAACTTGTGGTCTGACTGCGAGAGTACCAGTTGCCTTGGATGTGGAAGTCCTCTTGGTCAGCACCACGCTTGGATGCGATGATGTTGTATGCACTCTGACACATCTCAAAGAACACATCGATGTCCTGTTGCCGTGGCTCGGGGTCATTCCACATCTCTTGTATCGCCATGTAGTACTCGCGGTTGTATCCCTCACCACCGAACGCTTGACCATACTTGTAGTCAAGCTTGCACTCAGCTTTGAACTCTGGCATACGCATCTGCGCAAGCATGATGTAGGGCTCGAAGTGTGCGGCAACCTTAGCCTTGAACTGGCGGACATCTTTGTCCGCGACTAGTCGGTAGTGCTTGGTGTGCTCAGACTGCGTAGGGTCTAGCAAGCCATCGACAAACACAGCGTCTAAGCTGAACGGCGTATCTCTGTCGCCGTCAACCATAAACGCCTTGGTGTAGATGGGCATGATGATTAGCTCGTCTGCGTGTGTTGTGTGGTCACGCCAGTCGACGTTCACACCAAGGTCAACACGTAGTGTGTGACGCATGAACTGCTGACTAGTCTGCGATGAGTGACCCATGTACAGCCTACGCTCAACACGTTTGCCATCCACTACCTTGGGCTCGTAGAACCGCGCCATCACAGTCTGATACAGCTTGACGTCGAAGTACTTGCCATACTCATTACTGCCCTCGATGAGTCGGTGTTCTGAGCGTGGCTTGGGGTCAAGTGGTCGCTCGTTGGGTTGCCACGCACTACTGCGTACTGCACCTCGCATTGCAAATGTGCCTACTGCCTCGTCATAGTTTTTACATACGTATGCCATGATAATTACTCCTGTTCTAAAGTTGATGTTGATTCCCCTGTGGGGATTGTTGGAAACGATGTGTTAACTGCATGTGTTGTGGTGATGTAATCCCACAAGTCACCATCATCGTCGTCTTCATTGCACACTTGAGCGCCGTCTTCTCCAACGCTGATAAACCTATACTTACCTCCCTTCTTTCCATAAATTAATACTGCATCTTTCATCAGTTGATGATGCGCTTGCACATCCTCGAACGAGTCGTACCACTTAACGCTCTCTTGCTTAAAGGTAATGATCGGGTCGTGCTTGTACCCATACTCACACTCATTGATTGCTTGCGTAATCGGCGGTTCATTCTTCGCAAGCATTAGCGTTACGAAGTTGTCGCGTGTCTCGATGTCATCGAACTTAATGACATACGCTACGTCTGATCTATATCCCATGGTGATCTCCCTCTATTAGTGTTCCGTGGTTATCGAAGCGCCATCCATTGATGTCGCACAGGTCTATGAAGTACTCTTCACTTGTGTAAGCTTCGTACTCTTCTTTGAGTTGTTTGTATATGCCATCGGCATAAGCTCGCGCTCTGCTCAGCACCCACCCATCGAGGTCATTGAACAGATGGTCGGTATCAATAGAGTTGGCTAGCTCTTTCACATTAGCGCCCTCCAAGATACCTCTGTCCATGACTGAGTCGTCATCTGCGTAGTCGATGCGATCGTCTAAGCCCTCGGTAACCATAGTCCCGCTGTGGCTGTAGTAGAACGCATGCCTGTTGACGTTGACCTTCTCTTCGCACCACCCATCGCGTATCAACTCTCTCAGTACAACGTACTGTGCAAAGTCTTTCGCATCTGGGTCGTTGTGGTACTCAATGAAGTCAGCGAGATCAACATGCCCAGTCCATGATGCGCCATCACCTTGCGATGAAAAGCCATTGAACTGAATCTCGTTGATTGAAAACCCCCTTGCGGGGGCATCCTCTTTAGCTCGTGCGTAGATCTCTTCGTACCAATCATCGGGCGGTTGCCCGTACTCAGAGATAGCGTTCTGCTTGGCTCGGTATGCGAGTTGTTGAAACGCAAGTGATTGCGTGGTTGTGTCCATGATTCCTCCATTAGTCTACTGATACAGAGAACGTGATGTTGTCCTTGATCTCGGTGCGAATCATCTCAGTCAAGTCAAGCTGATCTATTGCCGAGGTAACCGCATCATTGACCTTGTCATCGAAGTCGAAGTCATTGACCTCAGTATTCGCAATGTCGCGGATGTCATCTTCCGATACGTGGTACTCGCCATCGGTGTGATCGCTGACCACACTCTCTGCAACATCTTGGGCTATCTCGCGTATCTTGTTCTCGAAGCCATCGTCGATAGTTCGCAGGGTGCTGTGGTTGAGCATGATCTCGTTGACCTGTGCTGACACAATGTCTTTGATGTAGTTCTCAACGAGCGCCATGAGCGTGGTCATCAGCGCCGAAGTAGGCATTGATGGTTGAGTGACTTCGGGTTGTGTTGTTTGAACTGTGTTTTGTTCCATGATAAATCTCCAAAAAGTTGCGGACAAATTGTCCGTGAGTTAAAAGCGTGGCGGGATGCCACAAAGATAGGATGACCGATCCTTCTATTACCCTCCTCTCCAATAGAACAGGTCAAGGATTAAAACAATGATGGCTAGTAAGACCACCGCCCTTTCTAGAATTTCCCATTTAGTGTGCATTGCGTATCTCCGTTAAGTGGTACTTGTAGATGTTGTGTCCCATTAGCGTGAAGCTCTCGCCATAGGTGCGTAGTAAGTGGCTAAGACTCCCCGCTGTGAACTCGGACGAAGCGAACCCCTTCAAGTCGTATGCGGCAAAGCACATCAGGAAGTCGAGCAGTTGGTAGTCGTCCTCTTTGATAGGCTTGATGCGTGGGGGTACGAACTTGATGTACTTGGGTTTGAATATGAACGGGTTGTCCATACCCGCCTTCACCCATTCTTTCTTTGTTGGCTTAGTTATCACCATTTTTCTCTCCTTCAGTTATGCCCATCTCTGGGCGGTACGTTATGAGCAAGGGTATCTTGCTCTCCTTGAATATCGGCGGTAGTCCCGCCCACATCTCGCGCACTATGGCGAACACGTTGGGGTGTAGGTAGTCAGCCCACCTTGCGCTCTGTGGTCGGCGTGGGTTGGTCATGTAGCTGTATTCGGTATGTGCCTTCTCGTGTTTGAGAATCGCGTGGTATCTAAAGTAGAACTCTGCCTTGTCGACATAGCCCTTGTCTTTGGCATATTCCCATGCCTTCCTTGCGCTTGCTATCTCGCGGGTAATGGGCGCTAGTGCTGTCCTTAATTCCACCCGCCACACTTTGAGCCACCGCTTACGGGCGGCCATTGCCTGCTTGTTGTGCTCATCTTGCGCTTGCTTTTCTCTGAGGTGTTTGGCTACAAGCACGTTCATGTCGCCTGTCTGAACCCTGTTGTGTATCTCTTTGGCGCTGAGCTTGGTCGGTGGTTTGCGCTTGGGTCGGCAAGCTTTGCAGTTCTTGGATTCGAGCGTCATGCGTACATTGCCTGCTCTGCCCCACGCTTTTGACTGTGCGTACGTTGCGAGGTACGTGAACTCGTTGAGGGGGCGCGACTCCCCACACTTAGCGCATATTTTGATTTGCATACTAATGCCTTATAGATTGGGGCTAACTGGCCCACTTGGTTTTGGAACTGGCCCACCATTCGCCACGCTTACCCACTTGCGGATGACGAGGTCAAACGTAGTATACACGCGGGGTTGCGCTCGATGTGACCAAAATACCCACCATTTTTCAAGAACACTAAGGCTAACTTGAAAACATGAACGACAAGACACACCCAGCAATACACAAATATATATATCTAAATGAAAATTGTATTTATATATATAGGTATTCTGGACGTGTACATCGCAATCGCTAGCATCCATGCGGGTTACGCGATACCCTCGTGTGTGTCCACTCGTGTCAAGTGGTGGGTATGGGCAAAAAAACAACACTTTTACCTCACTTCTCCACAATACGTTGTGGAGAGATAGTTGCGGACAGATTGTCCGCGAGTTAGAGGAGGCGCAGTTGCTTGGACTCACGCTTGATTTGTTCCCACTCATTGATGGACTCCTTCGCCTTCTGCTCACGCAGTTGCGCTTTGTATTGCATGACTGCTCGTGGGTCTTTCTCCCACTTGTCACGCATGGCTACGAACTCTGCTCGTAGTTCTTTCATCTGAGAGAGGGCGTAGTGTTTGTTCTTAGATGACTTGCTCATGATGTTATTCCTTAGAGATAAAGATTAAGAATAGACCGCCTGTGGCGTAGCCTGCAAGCATGAGTAGTGCTTGGCGTATGAAGTTGCCGTCTGTGTCCCAGCCTACGTAGACCGAGCCGAGCAACATGGTTGTGAATACGAGGGTGCAGAATCTATCTGACATGATGTGTTCCTTAGCAGTTCTTGTATTCTTGAACGAGGTTTCCGCCTTGCCACATCTCAACGTGGAGATAGGTTTTGGTGAGGATGTCGAACAGTACGAGCGCATCGACTGCGTTGTCTGTGCCGTATTCACGGGTGTAGTTTTGATCTCTGAGGATGATTTTGAACATGATGATTCCTTAGTTGGACATTAAAAGAAACAGCGGGCAAACCTCGCCCGCTGAACTGGTTGAAAAAACTCACGGACAAGTTGTCCGCATCAGGCTTTCAGTTGCATGGTTGTGAAACGACGCTTCTCACCGGCGCTGAGCGCTTGCCACTTCTTGAACAATGCGCTGACTGGGTCAACCTTGTTAGCAGTAGCTTTGCCAGTCTTAGGCTTGGGTGCGTCAGCCTTGGGGTAGCACACTTCCAAAACCCGATTCATTGCTCGCTCTGCGTTAGTGTCACGCTTCACGAACGTCATGCCACGTTGTCCCATCTTGATAGGTTCGTTGTTGTGGTTCTTAGAAGCCCAGTCCATAGCGAAGGGCTTTGCCTCTGCACGAGATGCGATGCCCAACTCCATTAGCCTGACGGCAAAACTCGCGGACGATTTGTCCGCATCATTGAACACAGCGTACACAGCAACACGATTGAATGACTTAGTCATAGATAACTCCCAAAAGAAAAACCTCGCAGACGGGCGAGGCAAACCGAATCGGCTAGGACGTTCCCAACCGATGCATCTAGTATACCACGAGGGGTTGCCAAATACCCTTGACATCGTATTCCATGTGGGCTGAACCCCACCATACCCCCACCAAGCCATATAAAGGGCGGCCATGGCCACTTGGTGTAAACACTGTTTCGTAACCACGATTCAATTTTTAAAAAATCCGAAGTACCCCCCACTGTACAAAAACACAGTGCCCCCAAAAATTTTATAAAAAATTGGAAAAACCTCGTGGCGAAAAAAAGCCCCGGGTGTTTAGTCCGGGGCAAAGATGGCAACTGGAAACCATCAAGGAGAAGCAAATGCTTGCACACTTGCCGAAAAGGAGTGTACACTCTCGCCAACGAGGAAGCAACTGAAAAGGATTCCTACGCATGTTAGATCACTTGGTGCATTTTGAACCTGAGGTCACCGCTCGGGGAAACTTTGAGAAACTGGACGACGCGACGCCCAGTGATGTTCTGTCGGCGCAAGTTGCCACAGAGCAGTGGTTGGCAGAGTTGGGTGTGGATGACGACGAAGTGGTTGCTAACCAACAACAGACACAGGCTGCGCGAAAAGCGTTCAACGCCGTGACTACCAACACGGACAGCGCCGATCAAAAGGCAAGCCTTGCAGAACTAAAAACCCCAGCGGCAGTAAGACATCTAACAGGTATGTTGGCTGCATACGACTGGCAGTTTATAGATATGGCGCAGGAAATCAGGGGCTACACGGTAGCCAAACTGGTCGAAGAGACAAAGTCCCAAAACGCCAACATCCGTCTAAAAGCCCTGATAGCGCTTGGCAAGGTTACGGAAGTGGGGCTCTTTACTGAGCAGATTGAGGTCAAGAAGATTGAGATGTCGGATGCTGAAGTTGAGCAGCGCATCAAAGATAAGTTGGCTAAGTTCATGGGAGTGATAGACGTGGTGGACGTTTCCGAGCGCCCAGATGATAGTCCACAAGAGAAGAATGATGGGTCAGATGGACTTTGAGCAGTTCACTTCTATCAGCAAGGTGGAGCTTGAGGCCATCCAGAAGGCTCTGCCGTTCATGAGTCTGAAAGACAAAATTGAGTTGCTTGACGATATAGAGGTGCGCGAACGTCGCGCTAGCCTTTCAGCAGCTAAGACAAACATGTTGGGCTTTGCTACATCTGTGTACCCCGGGTTTAAGATTGGCCCACACCACAGGAAGCTGGCAAAGATATTCACGGACGTGGTCGAGGGCAGGAAAAAGCGCGTGATTATCAACATTGCGCCGCGTATGGGTAAGTCTGAGTTCTCCTCTTACCTGTTCCCAGCGTACTTCCTTGGCAAGTATCCCAACAAGAAGATCATCATGGGCACGCACACTGCGGGTCTGTCGGAGGACTTCGGTCGGCGCGTACGTAACTTGATTGAGTCTGAGGAGTACCGTGATGTTTTTCCGCAAACCTTGGTGGCAGACGATCAGAAAGCTGCCGGTAAATGGTCTACAAGCGCTGGCGGTCAGTATTATGCTGCTGGTGTCGGGGGCGCTCTTGCTGGTCGTGGTGCTGATCTGTTCGTTATTGATGATCCTCATTCCGAGCAAGACGTTAAAATCAATAGTCGACTGGCTTTTGATACCGCATGGTCGTGGTTCCAGACCGGGCCGCTCCAACGTCTGATGCCGGGTGGTGCGATCATCATTGTGATGACGCGTTGGTCGTTGTTAGACCTGACTGGGCGTTTAATTGACTACCAGTCGAAGAATCCTGATTCAATTCCATGGGAGATTGTGGAGCTTCCGGCCATTTTGAACGAAGACGAGGACAACGAGAAGTCTCTTTGGCCCGAGCAGTGGCCACTTGATAGCTTAAAAGCTACAAAAGCCAGCATTGACCCGCGTTATTGGAACGCGCAGTACATGCAGCAGCCAACATCTGAGAACTCTGCCATCGTTTCACGCAAGATGTGGCGTATTTGGGAGCAGGATGACCCGCCAAGGTGTGAATACATCATCCAGTCTTGGGATACGGCGTTTGAAACCAAGAACAACTCCGACTATTCCGCGTGTACAACGTGGGGTATCTTCTACAACGAGGAAGAAAATGACTCCCCCCAGCTTATCCTTCTGGATGCGTTTAAAGATCGCATGGCTTTCCCTGAACTTAAGGTGGTGGCGCTTAAGCAATACAAGGAGTGGGAACCTGATGCGTTCATTGTGGAGAAAAAGGCAGCAGGGGCCCCGTTGATTCAGGAACTTCGGGCATTAGGAATCCCAGTGCAGGAGTTCTCTCCCAGTCGCGGTAACGACAAAATGGTGCGCGTCAATGCGGTTGCGGATTTATTCAGTTCAGGTAAAGTCTGGGCACCCGACACCCGCTGGGCACGGGAAGTGATTGAAGAGTTGGCCGCGTTCCCAGTTGGGGAGCACGACGACTACGTGGATACAACAACACAGGCGCTGCTACGCTTTAGGCAAGGTGGCTTTATTGCTTTAGACACGGACGAGAAAGATGACCTTGAGATCTTTCGCCGCCGGAAACATGAATACTACTAGGACTACACATGGCAACGAATATTGACAAAGCGCTGTACCAACAACCAATGGGCATTGACGCGCTGGGCGAACAAGAGTCACCACTGGAGATTGAGATTGTTGATCCCGAAGAAGTCACCATTGGCATGGACGGGGTAGAGATCACCATCACGCCCGGAGAAGATGACGGCGAAGAAGGTTTCAGTGATAACTTGGCCGAGTACATAAAAGACGGCACCTTGCAATCCTTGGCTGGTGACTTGGTGTCTGACATTGACAACGACAAGAATGGCCGCAAGGATTGGGAGAAGACATACGTTGACGGTCTGAAGTTGTTGGGCTTACAGATTGAAGAACGTACTGAACCGTGGAACGGCGCATGCGGTGTGTTCCACCCCATGATTACAGAAGCGGTTGTACGCTTTCAAGCTGAGACAATCACTGAGACGTTCCCAGCCCAAGGGCCTGTGCGCAGCAAACTCATTGGCAAAGAAACGCCAGAGATGAAAGAAGTTGCGTCTAACGTTGAAGACGACATGAACTATGAGTTGACGGAGGTCATGACGGAGTACCGCGCTGAACACGAGCGTATGCTTTGGTCACTGCCAGCCACAGGCTCAGCGTTTAAGAAGGTCTACTATGATCCCAATTTGGGACGTCAGGTGTCGATGTTTATTCCTGCGGAAGACATGTATCTGCCGTACGGCACAACGGATCTGGACACTTGTTACCGCATCACGCACGTCATGCGCAAGACCAAGAACGAGATCATTAAGCTTCAGCAAGCAGGCTTTTACATTGACGTTGAGTTGCCTGATGCGCCCAGAGACTTGACAGACATTCAGAAAGCCAAGGACAAAGAGACTGGCTTTAGTGATTTGAACGACGACCGCTACACGCTTTATGAGTGCCATGTAGATTTGAACCTTGAAGGTTACGAAGACAAAGACGACTCTGGTGAAGAGACCGGCATCATGTTGCCATACGTTGTCACGCTGATTAAAGGCTCTAACGACATCCTGTCAATCCGCCGCAACTGGAAGGAAG